ATGACTTTCTTCTTCTTCTAATTTCAGTCTTGAATAAATAGTTTCTTTACCTCCATCAACTCCCAGTAAGAATAACGGCGTATTATATCTGTTACTCCTGGATGGTTTATTTATAAGTGGGATTCCTGCGCCACCTTTACCTTTTATAGCGAATACCTTGCGCTGTTCTCTTGATTTACAGAATTTATATACATCAGATGTTGCATGACCGCCACTATCTATGCAAGTGCAGGAGATGCCTAATTTATATCCATCTGCGTATTCCCATTGTTTTTTAAGCCATACGTCAAGATCATCCCAAACTTGTTGTTGGCGTGGATCACCATAAAATACACCATATTCAATACCCCAACTATTTTTATTAAGTCCCCATCCAACACATTCATATTCTAACCGGTCATCTTGCGTATCGACAGCAGCCGTTAAAACTAAAACGCCTTCAGGTAATGGTGCTTCATAAACTATACGACGATTTTCATACAGCATTTCATGGTCAACTGACTCGCCTTCTTCACCCCAAGTCTCGCCCAGAATGGTATTGATAAATGACTTCAAGCGTGTTTTATCTTTTTGGGCCTTAATCCATAATTCTGCGACCTCAGCCCATGAAAACCACCCAAGTGGACTATACAACGTAGAAATATGATAACCTCGGCGTTTTTGACTTGCATTTTCAGGAGCTGTAGCACGCCATTCTCCATGCTCTAACATATATGGCTTATGTTGTTCCTCAATCACCGATCCGCAATCAGGACAGGCCATATGGGCATCCTCAGGATGTTTTATTCCTTCATCATCTTTCGGAATAATAAAATTTCCCCATGCCAGTACGTGCATATGACCGCACTCGGGGCATGGGACAAAATATTTTCGTTGATCGCTTTCGAGATAATCTTTTTCAATACGTGATGTTCCTTTAATTGTGGGTGTTGATACTTTCAAAACCTTGCGACGACTAAACGTTCTCGTTCTGGCCATCGCTAAGTCTACAGGGTCACCCTCGCCTTCCACATCTTCAGGATAAGCGTCTACCTCATCCATAAATAAATTTTTAACTGGCATTGAACGCAAACCAGCGGCACTATTCGCACCTGTTAGTACGAGTATGCCGCCAGGGAATTCTTTCGTTAACACCGTATTACCAGCATCACGGGAACGTGGGTCTTTTACTTTTCTACTTAACTTTGGGCAATCTGCAATCATCGGTGCTATCCGCTGCTGACTGTATTTTTTAGCCAGATCAACTGTAGGCTGTACCATCATTGTTGGACCCGGCTCTTGATCTATTAGATATCCAATCCAGTTATTACCTGATTCAGATCCTGCAAGTTGAGCCCCCTTCATGAGGCATATTGATTGTATTAAACTACGTACTGATAAACAATCCATGATCTCGCGCATATACGGTACCCGGTCAGTATTCCACGGCCCAGGCTCTGCGCTTGTCGATGAACGTAAAAATCGGTTACTATCTGCCCACTCTGATACAGTCAATGTTGGTGGTGGTGCAAATCCACCTGAAATAATTCTGATTAGCTTATTGGTTTTACTCGCTGGTGACCTCATTCGCGCCACCTGCTTTCATGTAGTCCTCGGGATTATATTCTGATAAAGATTGTAGTACGCTGAAAATTTCTTTCTGTACTATTTCCCTTACTTGATCAATATTCGTCTTTGCTATCATTTGCGGGGCTAATTTAACTGGCAAGTCCAGCAGCCTTGATCTAACATTCGCGACCATACCGCCGACAACTGCCATTACATCCTCGGATTTATGAACGTTGCCCATAACCAAATCTAATTCCAATTCTGCCTTTATTCTTTTCGCTCTTGTTAATTTAAGCGTTTCGTCTTTTAAAGCATCGCCTTCTGATTCGTTTGCTATTTTTTCTTTAAGCCACCCTATATATACTTGGATCGTTTTTGCTAATTCATATTTACCATGAGATGCCTGTGGCAGTGGAATCTCCTTGGTTAATTGCTGTAGACGGCGTACGCTAAAGCCTAGAATTTTTGCTAAGTCTGATGATGCTATTAATTCGATGTCCGCCATTCGCGTACACCTCCTTTTATGAAAGCGAAACGACTAAAAAAAATCTAAAACTAAATAGTTATCGAGGTTTCGCGACCCTCGGTGGTTTTAGGTCCCTGGGAGTACCTTTTTTGTTTCTATTAGAAATTTTTCATCAGATTTACCAGTATGCTTATTATTCATTGGTAGTCATATACATTAATAGAGGTGTTTTCTATTTTGAAATAGAAATACGAAGATTATTAAAATACAAGTGTTTTTAAATATGGAGGTATAAATTATGACTCTTGATGAATTTAATGAGAAATGGGATGGTAGTACGGACCAAGATAAAAATAAATGGATCGCTACCAGAATCATGAATTGGAGCAAAGTTGACAGCGGTTGGATAAAAAACAGATCTATTTCATCTGAAATTTACCATGAACTACCAGATTACTTGTCATATCCATGTTTATCAGAAGTAGTTGATGAGGTATGTTATAATTACGAGCTATTAATTCATCGTGAAAAAAGTTATGGTATTTCGTACGCTCAAATAGGTCATAATTTATTAACTCCAAATAAAAGGATTTTATGCGAATGTACAGACACTTTTATGAACATTGCTATAGCAAAAGTAGTATTAATGTTTTCTCATGGTCTTTTTGCATTATAATTGCTTATGCGTTTAACATTATTAAATTTTATTTTTATTGAAAATTATCAGTGAACATCAATTGCTCACATCCTTCTCGCATCGCTTGTAATTAATCGGTTCGTTATTTTTCATCAACTCTCGCGTATCATCTCTCTGCCTCCTGCGTCCTGTTGTACAAAAGCGATCTGTACTATGATATATCTCAGAAGCTGTACAGCCGGCAGCGGAATGGTATTGGCATTCTTGGTCGTCGCAATATGTCATAGTACACACCTCTCTTGTTATTTAAGTATAAGAAAACCACTCATTACGAGTGGTTGGTTTTTTTATTCATAAGTTTTTGGTATTCATTGAGTAGCGCATCTAACATCTGACTAGATGATACTACTTCCGGATCTGTTAACTTCACTCCAGTCTTCAATTTGTTAAGTTTATTCCGTAATTCTTCAATGCTCTTTAATACATCTTCTAAATCTGACAATCGTATCAACTCCTTCGATAAATATACTTCTCAATATCAAAGGTAGATATGATTGTAAAGTTAAGGTAAAAGAAAACCGCCCTATTCGGACGGTTGAAGTCTTGCTACTATATCTGATTTTAAAAACAATGTCTCTTTCTTACTCTCTCGTATTGGCTTTAACTTACCTCGTTTAATTAAATCAAATACATTTTGACGTGAACAATCTAACATCTGCATAACTTCAGCAGTATTAATTAATTCATTGGCTATAAACTTTTCTAGTTCTTCACGTGTCGTTATTGGTAAACTCATCGCTTCATCACCTTCACACAAAGCAATACAAACCAGATAGCTGTTGCGCCAAGACCTATAACTTGAATCATTGTGAGGTTATTTATATCCAGCATTGAGGTCCACGATATAAACAGGATTAAAAACAATACATCTATCACAGAAAATTTATTCATAATCTTTAGTGAATGTGATATAATACCTTTAAGGGATCGGGGAGGATTTCCTCCCCTTTGAACTACTTGCGCTTTCTTTGCTTGCGAGGCTGAGAGCGCTTTTTGTTTTGCCATTTTTCGTTTAGTTCGATTAAAATTTTAACCGTTCCAACGATAGCCGCGACCGTTGTTGCTATATCCCTTATCGTTGTTATATCTACATCCACCATGTCACCTCCTTTCTATGTCTTAATTATATCATTCTACTTGATGTATGTCAAGTATTTATTTCGATATATTACCATATTTGTTAATATCTATAGTAATAACCGCCTACATTTGTAAGTGGTTCGTTATGGAATTTAATAGTTACCACTGCTACATACTCACCTCCTGTGTTTAGCTATCATACAATGTCTTAGAACACAAAAAAAGGAGGAATACATATGGGCTTCGGTTTTGGAGGCGGACGCCATGGTTTTGGCGGTTCAAGCTGTATAATCATTATAATTATCATCTTGTTACTTTTCTGTTGCGGTAACGACGATTGTTCCCCTAGTTGCTAAAATTTATAAACCAATCCTCAAAACTTTTCCCTCTTACAACCACGCTTTGCCAGAGCGTGGTTTTCTTGTATAAGAAAAGCGTCCCGTAGGACGCTCAGTCTTATTGTTAATTTAGTTTATTCTCACTCTCATTTGCAAATAGTCATGATGATTATCTAATAAACCATCCAACGCCTTTAAAACACGTTCCAAAGATAGTTTATTTATATATTCTTTATCTTCGACAACTACCTCAATCTTCACCACAAGCGGTATTTGATTTATATGATCAGAAGGTAACATATGTACTGGGATTTTAACAATTCCATTAGCAACTAACCTCTTGGCGATGTCGTCTCGCAATTCTTGTCCATAAAAAAAAAGGTTCTTTCATATCAAGTTCAATAGTTATTATTTTTCTATCAGACATAATATCCCTCCTTCCCTTTTACCAATTTTATACATACTTCGATAAAAGATAAATAATACCTCTAAATAATAATAAAAAGGAAAAGAGCCCGAAGGTTCTTCCCTTTTAAAAAGGGTAGCTGCTATATAGTCAACTCCCTAGTATAGCTTATGATTTATTGTTTAATTTAGTATAAAAACCGCCTACATTTGTAAGCGGTTCGATAATTCATATTGATTTCACTTTATATTATAACATAGGACAAACTGTCTCGTAAATGACATCATTCTGCCATTTCGTTCACTGCTTCAATGCCGAATATCATTGAACTTAGTGTATTGATAGCGTCGTCCATGTCACGAAAGTATGTACGTTCTGATATCTTTTCATTCTCAAGGATAGTATTCATTGACAATTGATCAAGATAATAAGCCTTAAGCACTCTCAGTTTTCGTTGCTCACTATCACCTTTACGCAATGCGTGCGATTCATACAGATCAATCATATTTTTAACGTGAGACATTGCAATATGAGTCAGTGATGCAGATTTTTTGATTGACTTAATATACATGTCGGAGTTCATACCGTCAATCTCATCTAAGGCGTCAATTGCATTTATCTGTCCCACTGAGAAAATTGCATTGTCTACGTGATCACGAAAGTAATTATAATGCTTCAGCAGTAATCGCGTATTTCTTAATCTGCGGTCATGCCTTGATTTAATATTCTTAGCACGTTGCTGCTGGTCGTAATTCTTGGATGCTTCGACGGCTAATTTTATAATTTCCTGCCTTTCGGTTTTACTTTCAGGGCAGGTTATCGAATGATATCCTTGGGGATAATGACATATTTCGCATTTCATGTTAACCCTCCTTCATAAGGTTTTTAATAATATCTCTAGCAGGTTGTCCTGTATCGCTGAAATATTTGACTACTATTTGGAGGCGTTGTATTTCGTCACGTAAATCAGCGTTTTCCTGTTGGTGATCTTTCCACATCTTAGGCGTAACCACATATTCGCTCATGGTTTTTCCTCCTGCC